AGACCAAGAAATACAATGGATGTTTAAGAGAGTGACAAATAAAAGGGTTAGAAAGCTTGAACTTGATGAGGTGAAACATTCTTGATATAAGGTATATAGGAAGGCTTGCCTACTAGGGCTGACCAATACTCAAGGCGAGTAGCGGTACTACTGTTACATCTAGGCTTGTTCCTACACAGAAATGTGACGACCTCTTTGAGGTGTTATGCAATGTTATACTCTAAGCCTTCCTCTAAATTTATTCAGAGAGCCAGTTATGACTGATGCGAAAGAAAGCCTTTTAAATAAAATGTATAAAACCCAAGCTGCTAGGTTTAATGCAGATACTAGGCTTCGGTGGGAATATAAGTTAGCACATTATTCCATGATGATGATATCAGTATATGTAGTTGTTCTGACGTTATCTGAAAAATTTTTTGAACACCCCCTTATTCCTCATTCTAACTTTATTTCAATTGGCTTATCGGTTCTTTTGATTGGTGTGGCTTCTTTTGAAGCTGGGAATGATCGTCTGCAAGAGGCTTATTTGTTACATGAAAATGCACTAAAAATTAGTGCCCTCTACGAAAAAAGCCGAAAACAGGATGATATCACTCAAATTTCGGAAGACTACGCTGCCATTAAAGCAGCATGTAAGTATAATCATTCTAGCTATGATTATTATTGGCACCTAGCAAATAACCAAGAGGTTCCGTGGTGGCCACAAAGAATTTTAGCCATAGTACATTCAATAATGGGTTTCTTTGTTCATTATGGCATTTATATTACGATGATTTTGTCTCCAATATTGATTTTCACGTTTCTCATCTGAATCAAACATCCATCCAGGTATCGTGTTTCGGTTGGTGGCCTAGAACATGCCCCATGAAATCCTTGAGGGCTTTGTCCAAAATGCTTTGAGGCAAGCATCTTTAGTAAGTTCAATAAAGTGGGGAGGTAAAATCTTTGCCATTGTGCTACCCGATCCGCTTCGCCTTGCCCTGCATTTCATCCTTCACCAGCTTTGCCAGAAAACCGGCAAAATCGGTAATATCTTGATTGACACTGGCTTTTTCCAGAGCCGCAAGATAACGATCCCGTGTTTCAACCGGAATCACCGTCCAAGGATAGCCGCCGGAAGCCAGCATGGCGTTCATCAGGAAGCGCCCCATGCGGCCATTGCCATCCATATAAGGGTGAATGTAGACAAACATAAAATGGCCCAACACAACCCGAACAGCGGGTTCCGGCTCATCCCGCAGCAAATCAAAGAAAGCTGGCATCAGTTCCCGAACCGCTTCCTTGTTGGGCGGCACATGCATCGAGCGGCGGATATAGACCTGATCATTCCGGTATCCGGCCAAGTCTCCTGGACGCAGAATCCCGGCAGTCACGCTGGAGGCAAACATTTTTCGGTACCAGTCTCCATGAGCCTCATCAAGTACGGTACCAGCGTTTTCTCCGGCCAAAATCCGCTGGATACTCTGCCGGACTTCTTGATAAGCTTCCCAGTAGCCCCTGGCCGCCAATGCGCTCCGGTGTTCCTGATCAGTCTCGTTGGTGTCCGGGTTCCAGCCGCCTGAGCGAACCTTCTGAATTAACTCAGGACTGACTCGATACCCTTCAATCGATAGGGAATGATAGGCATCTGTCACATAAGTTTCTGCCATTTTTTCCAGGTAGGCTTTGCTATCCTTGGGAATCCCTGGTGCTTTTGGGAATTTCTTCAGGATGGGTTCTCGCATCTCCTGCCACATCAGCCGAATTCGGTTCACATAGGGAGAGATTTCCCGTCCGGTCAAAAGGACTGGGGTTGGTTGTTCAAATGGATCTTTCTCATGGCTGTTGTAATCGGCTGCCCGCATGGCTTTGAGGATATCGTCTGCAATGCGATCCCGGCCAATGTTTCGGAAAGCTCCAGCCAGTCGTCCGGCAATGGTGGTATGCCCACCTTCCAAAAGCCGATCTAGAATCTCGGAGGCATCCCGAATGGTGGAAAGCGCTGCTCTGGCATCCGTCGGGTTTTGCCTGAAATAGCTGGGGGAACATACTACCAAGGCTGCTGGAAGCGAGAATAGAAACAAGCCATCCCGCTCTACCACATCCGATTGATCGGGCAAAGAAGACCGCACCTCCAACACGGAAGTTCCATAGAGCAAGTTTGTTATTTTGTTTCTAGCTTGGGGCGAACGCACAACCAGTTGTTGTGGAACCGTCCGGTTTCCAACATGAAGACTCAAGGATTGTTCAGGCGACAGGCACCATTCGTCGTTAAAGCGTTCTGTCAGGTAAGCTGCGCAAAAAGACCAGAAACAGGTATACCAAGCTGTGCTCTCACCCCGTGTTTCATCAGGGCGGCTCGGAATATACCAGCCCTTCATGACTTCCTGGAGGAAGCCATTGGCGCATAATCGTTCCCGGTGGATACGTGACAGATCCGAAGAACGAATAGCAACCCGCCCCTGACTTTGAAGTGATTGAAGCACTTCCAGGGATTGGGCCAGTTTTTCAGACGGCGTTGCCATGAGGAGATAGTCCGGTTTGTTATTTACCAATATTAGCTTATCATGCTTTCCCGTTTTTAGCTTATTATGCTTTTCATATTTTAGCTTATTGTGTTAAACATCCATCCAGGTGTCGTGTTTCGGCTGGTGTCCCAGCACATGCCCCATGAAATCCTTGAGGGCTTCGTCCAGCCGTCGGTTTTTCTCGTCCGCAATGGCCATATCGACATCACGGGCCATCTGTTCTACCCAGTAAGCCACGGCCATTGCCAGGACATCCAGACGGTCATACTCGGCCAGGGCACCCCGTTCCTTGGTAATGCGGGTCATCTGGTAGAACAACTGGTATCGGAGAGACTGCTCTGACGGGAGCTTTTCCGTAGAAAGATAATCCTGCTCAATCAGCCGCCGATCTACAATGAGTCGGTGCTGATTCATCACGGGTTCCAGGGTATCAATAATCCGCTTTTCCTTCTGGACGCTGTGCTTGACCTCCTCCATCGTCACCGGGTGAACCTTGGCCATCACCGGCTTGAGGAGTTGCGTGAACATCCCGTCCCCAAAGTTGGATTCAATAAGCACCCGGTTGACCTTCTGCCGCTTGGCAATTTCTGCCAGCTTGCCAAGCGTCTCATCGGTATAGCCGCCCAGAAAGCCGCCGGATTCCAGCAAGAACAACTGGCCATTAAGGATTTTGACCACGGCATAGGCGGTTTCGGAGCTTCCCCGGCCTGATGGGTCAATGGCCATGACAGATCCGGTATAGGAAATCCACTGGCCCTGGATGGCCATTGGCCGGTGATACTTGTCCCCACCCAGACCCACGTTGGGCAACTCGTTGATGATGAGTTCCGGTGAGCTTGCCCAGATGATTTTCTCCGGGGCTAGTTCAACGTTGCAGTCTATTACCACTAAGTCATTGAGTTTCAGCGGGTAGCGTTCGGCATCGGATAGTCGAGTGTTGAGCATGAATTGCAACTGGAAGCCCGAACGTCCGTAAGAATTCTCCCGCTCCAGCAAATCAAAATCAGAAAAGCGTTTTGGATCGGTGGGACAACCTACCAGCGTTGAATCATCTTCCAGCGCCTTGAAAATCTTGGGAGAAAGTTTGTCTCCGTAATACTTCAGCAACTCATGACCGGGATACCGGGCAGGCCAGATTCGCAGTGTATAACCCCGTTCCGGCAAGACGTTGTACAAACTCATCTCGGTTTGGGGTGTACCAAGATAAATCACAATCCCGTTTGGTTTCAGAATGGCGTCGAATTCCTTGACGGCTTCGGCCAGTTTTTCCCGCATCATCTGGGTGGCAGAGTTGTTGGGAACCTCCACGTCATCCACGACAATTAAATTCGCCCGACTACCAGCCAGTTGCCCGGTAATCCCCACAGATTTGACTGAGGGTGCCAGGTCTGGTGTGGCCGGGCCGACATCAAAGCTCACCTTGGAATTGCGCTGATCACCCCGTGGTTTCAGATGCTCCAGTTCCGGCATGTCCAGAATGAGGCGCATGGCAAACGTGGTGAAGTTATCGGCGTGGAATTTAGAGGCCGAGACTACCAGGATTTTTAATTGTGGATTGAGATACAGCGCCCAGCAAACAAAGGCGACGGTGATCCAGCTTTTCCCCACACCCCGAAAGGCTTCGATAATGGCCCGGCGTGGGCCCTTCTTGCGGTAAATCTGTTGCAGCCAGTTGGCAATGTCGTACTGGATGGGCGTTGGCTCAGGCAGCCCCAGAAATTTCCAGACGACAAATAAAAAGACCCGGAAGTCTGCTAACGGGTCTCTGGCGGGTTTTTGCATTGGCCCTAATATTCGTCACTGGGAGCGTCGTCATCCCCAAAATGCGGCAACCTGTTCACCAAAGCTTCCAGGGTACTGGGCTTGGGATGCTTGGAGGCCATATCGTGATCCCGCAAGAATTGCCGAATCACCGCCCGATCACTGGCCTTGACCTTTCCGGATTTCACCAACGCCAATAAATCCGCCAGAAACAGATCATAAAGAGCGTTCATCTGTTCTTCTTTTTGATTCTGTTCCATCAGTGGCCTCCCTTGAAAAACCCAACGGCGGTCGCTACCACACTGGCCACCACGGCGGAAGCACCGAGAAACCAGGCGTGATGATGTTCCAGTTTCCCGATGCGTTTGTCATGTTCCTCCAATTGGTTGGTCGTCATGGTTTGGTTGGAAAGAATCGCGTCCACTTTCCCTTCTAACCTTCCCAGGTGAAGGAAAATATCTTCATTGCTGTTATGCTGTCGCATTTTTAATCATCCTTATCGGGCATTCGTCAAAACATGTTTGAACCAGATGTAATCGGTGTGATATTCCCTGGAGGTTGAACCAACCGTCTTTCGGATGCATGCCCCTAACCCAACCTCACGGCCCGCTCCCGTTGGAATGTTGGTTGTGATGGTTCCAACGCTTGTACCGTTGATGAAAAACTCTGCGGAAGTTCCGGCGGCGTTAATCTCGATTCTCAGCTTGTACCAAGTCCCTGCCGCAACCGGATTACCTGGGTTCAAGACGGTCTTGGTTCGCGTGGTGTTATTGACGGTATTGATAGACCAGAAATCCCCGTCAACAGCCCGTTCATAATAGAAAAACACCCCGTCCACGGGTGTTCCGCTTTGAGGCGTATCCATGAAGCCGAAACTGAACACAAACTCCTGGGTGGATGTCGATAAAGTCGGTATTCTGAACAATCCTTCCAACACCCATGAACCTCCCCCAAGGCGGATGGATTGGTTTCCCATGTTCCGGTAAATCCCCATGCCGACGGTCGTAACCGGCGCACCGGCAATACCCGGATGATCGGCATCGCCAGCAACGATAGTCGGGTTTGGCGGAGAACCGCTGAGGTCATAGTCCCAGTTCAATTCTCCAAACCCGTCATCCGGCAGCATGTCATCCATCCGAAAAATGTATTTGCCCGGATTGATGAGGAAAAGAATGTCTTCAATGGTGGCTTTCTTCTCGTTGTTGGAATCGCTGATATCCACAAACGGTAGAAAATCTCCCCCGGCGGGAGACGTTGTGGAAAGTGCCTGCAAGTCCAAGTCAACCGTTCCAGCATTGGTAATCGGCCCGCCAGTCAAACCCGTTCCCGTATTCACCTGGGTCACACTGCCAGTACCCGCCCCGTAGCCTCTGGCCTGGGTTACTCGGAAATTGCTTCCATCACAGACCACCACAATGGCTTGGTTTGCCGTCAAGGTAATGGTGGTCAAGCCATCAATGGTTTCCGATCCATTGGGATCAACCGTTACGCTCCCGGAGCCGGAATGCTTGATATGAAACTCGAAGCCGTTTCCCAGCGTCGCGGCGGCAGTCAGGGCAATGGTATGGCCGCCGGTTCCCGTGTAATCAATCAGCTTGTTTCGATCCCCGGGAACCACGGTATAGTTGCCAGCCGTGGAAACAAGGGTTCTCAGGTTGACCGAAGTGGCGCTGGCCGCCGCATCCTGGGCATATTTTTTGGCGGAATATTCTGATCCGTCCACGGTTGAACCGGTTTTCTGTGCCCAGTCCTTGGCGGATCCGCCGGTACTGGCTTGCGTCCCGTGGGCATATTCCTTGGCCGAATACACGCCGCCACTCACCGCGCCGCTTGTCTTCTGCGCCCAATCTTTCGATGACCCACCCGCTCCGGCCTGGGTTCCCTGGGCATATTCCTTGGCGGAGTATTCCCCGCCGCTCACCGTGCCGGTGGTTTTGGTGGCCCAATCCTGGGACGTGGTGGCGCTGTTCGAGGCGTTTGTTGCGGAGGTGGAAGCATTGGCGGCGGAAGTGGATGCGCTGGAAGCCGAACCTGAAGAACTGGTGGCGGAGGCAGAGGAATCTTGAGCATATTTCTTGGCGGAATATTCCGACCCATCGACGGTTGAACCTGTCTTGTTCGCCCAATCCTTGGCGTGTCCGGTCGGTGGATTCACGCTTCCGCCCACGGCGTAGGCTTTGGCGCTGTATTCCGAACCATCCACCGTTCCGTTGGTTTTGGTCGCCCAGTTCTGGGCCGTGTCTCGTGCCGCTTCCGCCGCCGTTTTCGCCGCCTGGGCATCGGACACGATCCCTACCGTTTGGCTGACATTAACCGCATCATTCGGATTGACGCCGTTGGCAACATTGATAATCTTTTTGTTGAGCGCATCCCAGACATTGGTGCTGGTGATTCCCATTCGACTACTCAGATCATCGAAAACTTCCTGCATCACGTAGAACACTTGCAGGGCAGACTTATCTAGATCTTCTTCGCCCAGCAATGATCCATCGGCAAAATCCACCAGTCGAACCGTATTAGGCGTGATGCGCCGGACTTCCACGATGACCCCGTTGGACGGCATTGTGGTTGTCTTGACTGTCGAGTCGGTGGGAAACGTCACCGTTGCATCCAGAACACCGTTCACTTTCACTTGGATGTGGGTTTTGCTCAGGTATGAAAATGGGATGTTGAACGTGTCCGTTGCCCCATCCGCCGTGTATTGTACGAAGGATAGAGCCATTATTGTCCTCCGATTATTGCGATACTATATTGTTGTGGTTTTTGACTTGGAGGGAGAGACGAATATGCGTACCACTGACAAAACCGAAATTAACGAAAGCATTGAAGACAGAATCACGATGGAAATCGTTGTTGATGCGTATAACGAAGAAGAGCAAGCAATGGGCTGGTATTATTACCTGCAAGATAAACTCTCGTTTCCTTTTTCAGGCGAATGTGTCAACCGGCGTTCGATATCGCCATTGAAGAAAAATCAGACGATCACCGTGATTGGCATGGCGGATGAAGATGAATGCTTGCAAGAAATGTTCGTTGAAATTGAGTATGACGGTGATTCACTCTGTGTCCCCTTATCCCAGATCACGGTTACATCCGACGATCCTGATACCAAACAAGCCGTAGAAGATTGGCACTATTGGGTTGATAGAGGTTATCAGTTCTAAATCAAAATCCTTCCTTGAGTATCTTTTCGCTCACTCATCAGGCCAGCGCTGAGCTTGATGGTGGATTCTCAAGATTTCAATGGCGTCCGGTGTAATCCGGTAGCGGACGGAATAAGGCGTTCTGGGTACCACGATGGTGTGAAGCCCTTCAATACGCCAGGGTTTTCCCAATTGCGGGTACGTCTTCAGGTTCTGAACGGTTTCGTAAATGGCCCGCGCAACAGACTGGGCTGCTGCCGGATCATCTTGGGCAATGTATTCAACCGCCTGTTCCAGATTCTTGAGTGCGCCTTTAAGCCATCGAATTCGCATCAGGTAACCATTTGGCAAACGTATCGGCGACTTGTTTGTCCGAGGCAAAATCGCCTGCATCGGCTTCAGCAATCGCTTTCTGGACATCCTCTAACTGCCAGCGGTGTACGTCCAGGTACAACGTGATGGCCTCGGACAGCACAAAGCTGCGATCCCGCTGTATGGATGCTGCGATTTCATCCAGAGCCTCTTTTAACTGGCTCTCCAAGCGAAATGTGATGATCTCTTTTTCAGACTTGGCCATTGATAAAGCCTCATTTATTACATTGTAATACACTATATTCTATCATATTACTACAGGTTCCGCAACCCCTATTGTCCAAAGTTAAAGAGAGGGGCGTAAGTATCGGGGTTATCACCGGAAGTGCCGGTATCTCCTTGTAAAAACTGTTGCAAGTCTTCCTGGCTTTGCACCTTGGGAATGGTCTTCTTGATTTCCAATACCTTGGCCAAGCCTTCCCCATTCCCATTTTTGAAGCCCTCTAAAAGAAGTTGCTCCATTGCGGCATCGCGGTAACGGGCCACTTCATTCCGTAACATGAAGACCTTCCCTCCCTGCCCCTGAAACTCATGGGACGTGAACGGGTCAGATGCCACTTGGTAATCCTTGGATTTAATGACTTCCTTGAGCGTGTCGGTCAGGGTCTTGCCTTCCATGTCCTCCCGGAAGTACAACAAACCCACTTCACCCATGAGTTCGTTGAGTCTTTCATACGCGGTCTTGCCTTGACTGTTGCTAAATTGTGACAGAAACCGCCGATCCCGGTTGGAGACGGTATCCACTTGCCCGCCCAGTTGGGAAAGCTTCTGGACTTCCACGTCAATCTCATCCATATCAGAGCGTGTGTAGATACTCAGAATCGGCGTCAGCGTGGCCTTACCCCGGAAGTCATATTGCACCGGCACGTTTTCAGACAGAAACGGCGTTCGGTTCCGCATGGCATCCACAAAGGTTCGAGCATCCCGATACATAGGATCTTGCATTTCCCGAACGGCTTTTCCCAGAGAGGGTACAAAACTTCCGGCCAGATCGTTTGTAAATTTCTCAACCGAATCCAGATCGCCATACGCCATGCCGCCAATGAGATCCATCGTGTCAATCAGACCCGTCAGATACTTCCTGCTGGTGAGGTTGCTGGTAATGCTGCCTACCAGTTTGGAATAAAACTCGGTGGTATCCCCACGGGCACCGGCTTGTTGGGCTTCCATGAAATCTGCCAGCACCGTGAAGTAAGTGGAATAGGGTTCAAACCGGGCCAATTCAAAATACCGGTAACCGCCGGGTGAGTTGGCATCCGGGATGCGGATGGAATAGGGCTTCCAGCCCGTTTTCTTGAGCTGGTCTCTGAGCTGCGGATTGGTTGGCCCAGAACCCGTAATATGCCCCTGAGAGACAAGTCCGGCGGCAGTGGCTAAAAACATCGAACCCGTCACCATTTCTCCAATCCGCCGGGCTTGCCGGATGCCGCCTGCCCGTAAATCTTCCCGGACGGCTTTGTTTAAAACGGCATTGACGCCGGGGACATGGTTGATGACATCCTCGATTAAATTCACCGGGGTGCGGATAAAGGGGGAAATGTTCTGCATGGCAAAGCCCAGAAAGCCATCGGCCTCAGTACCTTTCTTGAGGAGCAAGCCAACTTGTCCAAAAATCGTGTCATCCGTCATGGCTTTGGAAAAATTAGAATCAGTAGCATATTGAAATACGCGCCGTCCGATTTCATCTTCCTTGATTAAGGCCCCGTTCTGGCTGAAGTATTTCTGAAACCCCTCTTCCACAAACTGGGAGAGTTCCTTGCTACCCGGCTCCAAACCGTTTTTAAGTCCCTGTTCCGTCAGTTCCGAATAAAGCATCCCCCGACCATTGAGGTTTAAAAAGAACTCATCGGCCCCATTGAGGAGCGTGGTCGGCACATCAATCACCGCGCCCAACGTCCGAAGGCCGGTGCTCCAGACCATTGAGGTCAGCTTACCGGTATCCCCTTCATCAATAGCTTGCTGGATACGCTCACTGCTGGCTTTTAAATCTTCGGGCGTTAAAAACTTCAAGGCATCCTGGGCATTGGTGACTACGTTCTCAGCCTTGTCCAGTTCGGCAAAAACATCGAGTTGGGAAAAATCCCCACCCCGGAATACACCGCGACGGTTCTTGATGGCTGATCCTGCCATTCTCCAAGAGTCCGCCATTGACGCCCAAATGCCTCGGTATAAACTGAGTCCCTGCCGAATGGATTGCTTGCCCGACTCCAAACCCTTTACCGACTGAATCAACCCGCCCAGAATATATTCAGATGGAGCCAGCCCGGTCTTGAAGAGGTTCGAGGTAATGTTCACCATCTGGGTGACCGGCCCGGACAGCATGGCATTAATCCGAACCCGCGTGATGGTATCCAGGGTCAGTTGAAGTACCTTGCTTCGGGCAGTCGTGTTCTTGGCGTTTTGAAGCGCATCGGCCAGTTCTTGCGGATCTAATCCCGGATTTTTGAGGATCTCGGCGGCGTCTTTCGCAAAGGAACTCCGAATCTTCCGGGCATTCAGGCTTCGTCCCAACTCCGTTCCCACCAGGCTATCGGCAGGGACAATCCGGTAAGCCGCTTCCTGGAGGTGTTCCAGTTGTTGGATGGCATCGTCATCGAGATTCTTCACCAAGGGAGCCAAGCGTTCCGCTTCCCGCGCCATCGCGTCCAGCACGTTAGACACAACAACGCTCCGAACCCCCGCTTCCCGAATCGTATCCGCATCCTTCAATAAGGTTTGAGTCAGACTTTCCTTGGACACATCCTTGATATCCGCCAGACTGGAGATAGTTTCACTGAATTGTTTCTCAGCTTCCTCAATGGTTTCCGGGTGGGAGATTACTTTG